AGTAAGCACCTTAAAATGATTTGTTACCCATTCAATCTCTCTTTCAATATCAGCATCTGTAATTGTGTTTGGTTTTTTAGGGTCGAATGACTTACTTGTTTTCTTGTGTATAAAGTCAGCTATAATCTCAACGTTATTACCAACATCAGGAAAATAAATCAAATGTTTCCAACCGTAAAATATAGAAGTATTCATAAGCAACTCCATAAGCACCTGAGTTTTTCCACTCATAGGAAACCCAGTCCAATCAGTACAACCTCCCAACTGCATCGAATAGTAAGCATCTACTTTATCGAATCCTAAATAAGCACCTCTTTCGTGATAGTTATCTCGATAGTTTTTTAGTTGTTTAAGTACATCACTTGGTTCTGTTATTTTAAATCCTTTTATTGCCATGCTGCTTTGAATTTAGATTGTTCTTCTTTTGGTTGTGTAGTTCCAAATGTCTTTGAATTTTTAGCCCATGTTGACAATCTTCTACTCAACCCCCAAGTTTTTTCTAGTTGGTATTTAAGTTGTTTATTGTCTTGGGTTGGCTCTGACCAATATAGATAAAATTCTTTAATAAAATCTCTACCGTATTTATCAACAAAAGGCTTTAAAGTTTCAGCGAATTGAAGTTGCTTTTCTTCTATACTTTCATCTACTTTTATTTCCTTTACTTTACTTTGTGGTTTTTTGCTCCCCTTATGTATACAATTACTAGGTTTATGTATACCTAAACTCAATAAATGTTTACATAAACTATCTAAATGCATACATTTATTATTTCTACGTGAGTACGCATCTTGTATACTTTCTACAAATTTATCACTCCAAACAACCTTATCTTTCCATAGCAAACTGTTAATTTCTTCTAGCTTACTAAGGTCATCTAAAATGTTAAAAAGCACCTCTTCTGATACTCTACATTTAGCACTCATAAACATAACATTTGTTTCATCGTTTAGATTTAACCAATGGTCATCTGTTGACGCTAAAGTTTCAAGTAATTTAAACCATACTGCGTACCCATCATTTCCGTATTTATGTTCTATTAAATACATTTTCTTTCCTTCACTTAGGTAATGTGGGAAATAGTCTACATTTCTTCTTTCTGGTCTTGCCATTATATCAATTCTTTAAGGTTAAAGAAATTTATTTCATCGCACCAATAAATGCTTTTACCAACTACTAAAACGCACTTGTAAGGAATTGAAGGATTTAACACTGCTTGCTTTCTTTGAAAAGAAGTAAGTTGTTCTAAGTTAATGTAAAGGTATAAATCCTTCACGTAATAAAATTTTGCTTTCATATTTATTATTTTTGAGCAATAAAAAACCCCTGTTATCAAGGAGGGCAGTCCTATCAAACAAGGGTTTAAACTAAATTTCTTCTAAGTTCCTGCCCGAACCGTTCACAAATATAACTAATCTTTTTTAATCTGCAAAATGTTTTTATAAATTAATGCTTCTTGGCTTTCAATCGTTCCCAAGAATAGCAGTTTAACCTTATCGTACGGTGTAATATTTTCAGCTTTCCATGCTTTCAGCTTTTCAGTCTTTTGCGTTTCGTCTTTTGCTGAGAATACGTAATTAAGTAGAGTTCCGTTTTTTTCTAGTATTAGCTTGTAGCATTCCATAGTTAAGAGTAAAAAGAGGGTTTTTACGCCCTCGTTAATTTAAAATGGTAAATCTTGTTCAGTTTTTGCAGTTTGCGCTTCTACTTTTTCAGCAGTCTTGATAACGCCATCAGTCCATACTACTTTAGCATTTCCTAGATACGTCTTTTTCTCCTTTGCTTCACGCTCTTCTTTAGTTTGATTCAAAGTAATTGCAACGTTATTTCCGTAGTTATCAGTCGCATCGTTTACTGAGATTTGAACGTTAAGATACTTGCCGTCTTTCAACTTGCTTTTGTCGATTTTTGTTAGGTCGATTGAACCTGAAATTAGTGTACTCATTTTTTTTGTTTATTTAAAGATTAATAATGAAGCATTTGTTTTGATTCTGTGCTTCCATTCAGAAGATTCTTTTTTATACTCGTTGCATAATACTCTTAATTTACCGTAAGTGCTTTTGCCTTGTAATAGCTTTTCTGCTTTCTTCTTACCTATTCCATAGATACCTTTAATATTGTCGCTTACATCGCCTGTTAACATCATTTCAAAGATAAGATTTTCTGCTGACTCTTTGGTAACATATTGAAATCCTTTTCTTACTTTATACTCGTTGCCTTCTTCGTCTTGTTTTTTAAGCTGATAGTAATCGTAATGAAGTCCTGGAATTTGTCGTAAGTCTTTGTCAATAGAACAAATGATATAATCGTCAACTTCTAACAACTGCGAGTTAAAATAAATTAGATCGTCTGCTTCGTATTCATCACTTGCATAACTTCCTTCTAAATAGTCAATCAAATAGTGTCTTAACTTATTCACCCACTTATTCGACTTTCCTTTTCTGTTTGCTTTGTATTCGGTATCTATTTGCTTTCTAAAGTTATTACGGCACGTTGTAAAGAAGTATTTAATCTCGGTAATGTTATACTGTGTTTCAATTTCGTTAAAGATGTCAAACGCTATCTTTTCGAATCTGTCATATCCACGTTGTAGAATTTCAAGTTCTATTGCAAACTTACTTTCTCCGTTTAGTAACATCGCTCGGATTTCTCCAAACGATATTACTTTATAAACGGCTTGGTAAATTAAGCTATCAGCATCGAATAGTATTACCTTATCTTTCATAACAACTTTAACGCTGATTGTTGAACCTCGCTTAACTCGAATTTATCTAAGTCGCTTATCTTAGCTTTGCCTTCTTGGATTGCTTGTAGTGCTTTTTCAAATCGGTCAGTTGAGATAGTAGGCTTCGTGTTTTTAACAGTCTTTGCAATTTCATTACCATCGTCATCAATTGCTTGAAGGCTTAACAAACTTTGCAATGTAGCTCTACGAAAGTAAGTAACGCCCGCAATTTGCTTTTGAGGGTCATTAACTACTGGAAGTAATAAACTACTTTCTACATACTCTCCGCTTTCAATATCAATTATTCTAGTACATACACAACCTTCAATTATCGGCTGTAAGACAATTAAATCGTATTTTAGTAGGATTGGTTCAGTAGCTTCTAAAAGTGCGTTTAAATCAGCGTATTTTGACTTAAAAAATGGATTATCTTTACCTTTAGATACTTTACCAATTTCTTGTTTTGCTTTCCATAGTTTAAACCATAACGTATTTGGCTTTGGAATTAGGTCTTCAAATGATTCTTTTTTCATAATTCTTAAATTTTGTTTCTACAAATATAAACAATTTTGTTTATTAAATTTCAAACGTGGTAAAAATATTTTCTTCCTCACGCTCTTCTAGTGTTTTACGTATTTCGTCTTTTAGTTCTAACAACTGTTTCAAGTTATTACAGTCTAAAACTTTTTGCTCTAAGTAGCTTACTTGTGCTTTAGGCTTTAGCTTTTGATTTAATTCTAGCTTGTTACATACGTTTTCTTTTAGCGTTTCAAAGTCTTCGTAACCACAAAGTCTTTCGTACTGATTCAGCCCAAATAATACCGTAGCATGGTCTCTGTTAAACTTCTTTCCTATTGCTTGTAAACTCATTCCTTTATTACGTAGATGCTTGTAAAGAATATTTCTAGTATAGACTAGTTCACGTTTACGGCATTTAGATTTTAAACCGTACTCTTCAATGATTTCTTCTATTGTCATAACTCTAAGTCTTTAAATGCTTCGTCTAGCCAATTTCTAAATGCTAGTTGAATGTTGTTTTGTTGCTCCATTGCTTCGGTGTAGTCTTCCGTTTTTTCGGTGTTCGTATACATTCTGTCAAATGCTCGGATTGAATTAACTACGTTTTCTCTTCTCATCTTCGCTAGTCTATTCATAGGTACATCTTCTAAAAAGTCAGCTAATACAGGAAGTAATGCCGTTGAAATAATTAGTTTGTGCGCTGGTGTCATTTCAATTCTTGTTTTAATCGTTCTAAATAAAGGATAAAATCCATTGCTTCTTGTTTAGCGTGTTCAATCCATTCTAAAGTAGTTAAATCTTTACGCTCTAATGTTGTTCCGTATTTAGCTATTCCAACCTCGCTACGTTGCTTAAATTGGTTTATAATGCTTTCTACTATTTGGTCTTTTTTAATTACTTCTACTTGGTCATAGCAAAAAAACAACCAACCTTTTTTACCTGAGTAACTACAAAGGCACTCAAAACCAAAACCATCATAATCTCTTGCTTCTACAATATCACCTACTTTTGTATCAAGACAATATAATCCTAGATTTTTAATTCTCACTTTCATCTTAACTATTTTTTAATTTAACTTCTCTAATTGACTGCATCAACTCTACATTGTACGTAGTAAAGAAACGCTTTCTATCTGCATCGTTTACGCTTAAAGCTGGTATGTAAACGTTCTCTTTTGTTTGTGGCTTTACGTCTTTATTTAGCCATTTGTTTAGTGCTTTCATCTAGTTTTTTTATTCTGTTTGTTAGTATTTCAATTTTTTCATCTGAGTACTTAGTCGGATTCTTTGCTAGTTGCTCAATCATAAACAGATACTTACGTATTAAATACCTGTTTTTTGCTTCTTCATAACTCATAAGATAATCTTAGGTTGGCAATCGCATCTTACAAAGTGGCTTTCGTCTCCTTCGCCATCGTCTAAATATCCTTGCTCACATTCATCGCAAGCATTCATTTCTTCGAAGTTACTAAACGCTTCTAAAAAGTCTAGGCTTACTATTAACTCTTTGCTATGTTGAAATAGTGCTAAATCGTACTGCTTTCCGTTTACTTCTACTTTAGCGTAGTCTTCGTGTAGTTCAATTATTTTCATCTTTTCTTTCTCTTAGCTTTAATAAATCGTCTATAACGTCTTGTAGATTGTAAATTGTATCATCAATTTCTTCAATAGAAAATATTGTAGTTTCTATCTCATCTACTTTTATTTCTATAAATGCGTGTGTTAATCTTGAATGTAGTCTCATAACTCTAATTTAATTTGTGTTAATACTTGTAAGTAAGCGTTCCATATTCTTCTGCTTCCACGCTCACTTGTGTCCAGTTGTTGCTTGCGTCTTTCACAATAGCTTTCGTAACCATGAAACGTTTTAATATCTGATTTAATTCTTTCGATTCGCTTATCCATGTCTTGTGCCATTTGCAAAAGTTGGTTAGCCTTTTCTTGTAGTTCTATTGCTCTCTTTTTCATAGCTTTTAATTTTTGTTGGTTAAATGCGCTTTACGTTATCGCCCAACGATGTTATTAAATTGATTCTTTAGTGTATTCAATACCTCTACTAACTAATTCTTTAACTAACATTTGTTCTTGTAATGAAATCATATGACTTCCGAAGTGATGCTCATATTTAAATAAGCCATCTTGCGTTAATGTTACATATCCTGTAGATGTGAATGTTTCTACATTTGTTCCTTTTGATGTTTTGTAAGTATAAGTTGTTGCTTTCATAATTTTGTTTTTTTGTTTTGCCTTATTGACCTTACAAACATACTACAATTATTCTACTTATCAACAAAAAAGTTAATAAAAATGTAAATAAGGGTAAAATTACGTAGAAATACGTAGAAGAAACTAAGTATAACTACGTAGAGAATACATAACAGAAAATAGTTTTTACAAAAAGTGGGTAAAATGTAAAGAGTATTTGATACAAATTGAATAAAATGTAAAGATATATTGATACATAAACTAAAAAACCCCCACCGAAGTGAGGGCTTAACCTAAACAAACAAAATTTGAACTATGAAAAAAGCGGTGCTTTGTGCAAATATACTATAATTTATAACTCCATCAACTCGTTAATGCAATTTTTTCCGTTTGTTATTACTGCGCAACCAATAACGGGCTTCTTTCCTGCCTTAGCATAAGCCATAGCGTAAGCATCATTATCAATACCACAACCAACTTGTGCGCCAAAGATTTTAAAGTTTGCGCCTACGAACCATTCAGTATAGGCTTGAGTGTGTAAGTGTCCTTGAACAGTTGACATCATATCCGCTCTACATTTAGCCTTTGCCGTTCCAGCTTCTCCATGAATGTATTGAACTCCATCAATTACTACACGCTCCGTAAAGTTCCAATTAGGCACTTCTAAGACCTCTTTATATGATTTAATCCACTTCTTAGGTACTGCGCTCGTTTGTGCTTTACGCATGATTAAACGGTCATGGTTTCCGATTGTAACGTCTGCAACAGGAAACGCTTTGTACCATTTAGCAAGTTTCTCAATTGCCATATCTAACTCTTGACCGCCACCTAAACCATCTGCATCTGTTTCATGATAACTTGAATAGTGGTTATCTATGACATCTCCTATAAAAACTACTTTGTTACAGTTGTATTTATTGTAAATTTCTTGGCAAAATTCTAAGTAACCATCAAGGCAAAAAGGTTCGTGTAAATCTCCAATGCAAAGTACACGTGTTTCGTTTTTTTCTCTAGTGGTTTTGATTAAGTTATATTCGCTTTCTGTTAATCGTATGCGTGGAGCATAATCTTTTCTTGACATAATCAAATATTTAGGTAAATAAAAAAAGCCTACGTTATGCAGGCTACTTAATTTGTGAGATTTCTTTAAGCGTGGTTTTCTCGTTAATCTCAATTCCATGATTTGCAAAGAATGAAATAATCATGTTTAAATAACTATTCCCTGCCCTTGCACCTGTTGAATAAATCTTTACGAACGCTTCTAATTCACCACCAAAAAAGAACTCGTAACCTGGTAAGTAAGGCGACATTCCGTACGTCTTTTGGTTCTTAGCAATCTCTTCTGAATAGAACGGCTTAATGAATACTTTTTTACCGATTGGATAAACTCGGCTTTGACCGTTTATAATTCTGTTTAGATAGCTTACTTGTAACTCGATGCCATCTTTTAAAGTCTTTAATGCTTTGTTGTTTCCACTATCTGTGTTTCCAATGTTTCCAGGATTGTTACATCTATAAGAACGTGTGCCTTTATAGAATCCTTCCTTTGATGCCATGATAATGCAAAGTAGTTTAATTCCTTTACTTGCTTCTACCGTTTCCATAGTTGGCAAATATTCGTTAATCATTTCTTTAGTGAATGAAATTTTAACGTTGTTTTTAATTGGAGCGTCAGGAAATGAAGCACCTTTAAATACTTTGTCTTTGTACTTGTGTTCAGTCATTTGCGTTTATTTAGAAAATTTAAACGCTAATATAGTGATTGTAATTAAACCTGCAACAATTAAAGCAAGATTTAACGTTTTGTTGTTCTTCGTTTCAATCTTTTTTTGTTGTTTAATGTACTTCGTTTGGTACTTAGTACGCCACTTTATTTGAGCCTTTTCTACTTTAGTCTTGTATCTGTATTCTATTCTAGTTTCCCATCGTGTTTTTGGTGCTTCTAACTCAGGGCATACTGCTTGAACCGTTCTAACAATTATAGAATCTTTGCCGTTAATTTGGATCGTATCATTTACCTTTACCAAAGTAGTATCGTTTTTTACCTTACCACCTTTTTTAATAAACTTAGCCATGTGATAATTAGCGGAACAACTAGATAAGAAGCCAATCCAAAACGCACAAAGCAATGCTAGTATAATTAAAATTCTAAATTCTTTATTCTCGTTCATTGTGTATTTTTTTACTGTAACTATCAGTAATCTTCGAACCCATTGCTACACCTACCAAAGTAAGCCATACATCGAATCTAAGACCATTAAACGCAAAATCTATCATAGCCATCACAACAGCTACAAACCACGCAGAAAACATCGTTAAAGACGTTCTACTCCATTTGCCGTTACGCTTTAAAGTATCGTTTGCTATTTGTTTAATTATATTCATTTGCATATAAAATTAGTGTTTATAATGATTTTATACGTAATTACATATAATATTCAATTTTTCCTACGGGGTTGGTAGGTATAACCGCTAAAAACTCTGGTATTAATAGCACATTTTCACTTGTACTTAGGCTAGCGTGTTTAGTCATATAGCAGTCAAATAACTTTTGTTCTACTATTGAAAGTCGATTATTTGTCATAAACAACCAAACAACTAATACTCCCGTAATACCGTAATCTTTAATAGCCTTAAGAGTGGTTTCTAAGTTCATTTGATTACGTATTTATTCAGTTCATTATTTGCCCATTCTAACACTTGTGCATCCTCCCAAGTAGTTGTATAAGTGAACCCTTGTAAAGTTGTTCCATACTTACCATTTAGCACCAAGTCAACGCTTGCTGTCTTTGCCTTTACGTTATCGTTTACGCTTGTTATTTCAACGCTTTCAATATCTATTGTAGCGGAAAAGTTTTCTAGTTTGATTTTCATATTATGATAGTGTTGTTCCTGTTACTGTGAATGTTCTACAAGCAATAGCCGTTGCCGTGTTTAGTTTATTATCACCTAAACACCAACCGCCTGGATTATAGAATTTCAACGCTGAATTTGTATTTCCTGGGTCTGTTGTACTTGTATGCTGATAACTTGTTGTTGATAAGTTAAAAGGCGCATAGTTGAACGTTTGACTTAGCGAGTAGTTAGCAATGTTTTGATATT